GGACAATTGAGTAACGCCGAAGATACGGCCCATGCATACGGAGATATTTTGAGCAACGGGTTTAAGATTAGAAAGCCCGGCGAATTTGCCATTAATGATGATGCCACCTATGTCTACATAGCCTTCGCCGAAAGCCCATTCAAAACTGCTAATGCCAGATAACAGGAGATACTAAATTGTTTAAATATAATACTCAAACACTCAAACCCAATAGAGGGTGGACTGATGACAATGGTATCACCCATCCCCGTAACTGGCACATCTGGTCTACAGCGGAGAAGACTGCGGCTGGTGTTACTGAGGTAGTTGAAGACACCCCACCAGACAGCCGACTGTACAACTGGTCAATGGACCGTGACGGGAAAATCACCAGCACAGCAAAGCCAATGGCTGATGCAGGGTCCGGCGATGACCTTGTACTGGGTGTTAAATCAGTTTTAAAAAACGAAGTTAAATCACAGCAAGAGTCTTTACTTAGCCAGACCGACTGGGCTGTTGTCCGTAAGTCCGAAAAGAGTACGGCTATCCCTGGCAATATCTCAACATGGCGTGATGCGATCCGCACTAAAGCTACCGCGATGGAGAGTGCCATTGACGGCGCGGCGGACACTGCGGCTGTCGCAGCATTGTTCTTGTCTTGGGATGTAGATGGTAACAAATCTGGCATACTTTATGACTGGCCTATACTGGGAAGCTAGATGCCTTTAAAGAAGATACAGTTCCGACCTGGAGTTAATCGTGAGACTACGTCCTACGGTGACGAGAACGGCTGGTTTAACTCTGATTTAATACGGTTTCGTAAGGGTCGCCCTGAGAAGATGGGCGGCTGGGAGCGTCTGAGCAGCAACACCATAGACGGCACAGGTCGTTCCCTGCACGTTTGGGCAGCGCTCGACGGATCCAAGTTCATGGGCCTTGGTACGGAAACCAAGTTCTATATTGAAGAGGGCGGCGGTTACAACGACATCACTCCAATACGAGTTACGGCTACGCTTGGGTCCAACCCATTAAAAACGGGGACCGCAAGTTCTGCCGTAGTTACCGTAACAGCGGTAGCGCATGGTGCCGTAACAGGAGACTTCGTCACCTTTAGCGGTGCGACAACCACAGATGGCATAACCGCCGCGCAATTGAATACCGAACACCAAGTCACCGTCATTGATTCTAACAGCTATACAATTAATACCGCTGGAGCTTGTTCTTCCGGAGGCACGGCGGGAGGCGGATCTGCTGTTATCGCTAACTACCAGATCAACACAGGTCTTAATACGGTTATAAGCGGAACAGGATTTGGAGCAGGGCTTTGGAGTGGTTTAAGCACTGGTTACTCTCAGACAACACTTAATGACAGCGGCGGCATAGACGCCAGCGTCACGTCTTTTACACTGACAAGTGGCGCTGCTTTTGAAACCGCCGCGACCACTACTAGTGCAAACTTAACGATTATAAGCTCTTCTATTCCGGTAGCGGACTCCAGTGATTTTCCTGCCAAGGGTACAATCCTGTTGGGAAGTGAGAAGATACGGTACGGGACAAACGTTGGAAACGTATTTGGCGACATTGTTCGCGGAGAAGATGGAACCACTGCGGCAACGTCTTCTAGCGGAGATGCGGTTGTCTTTGTTGGATTAATGCTGATGGAAAGCGAATTGATTCAATACACGGGGAAATCCACGCATGTTATTAACGCGGGCGTTGTTCGAGGCGTTCGCGGAACAACGGCGGCGGCACATGCCGATGGCGTAGACGTTAAGGAAGCAAACGATTTTGTAGGGTGGGGTGAATCCTCAAGCACGTCAGCGCAAACAGGATCTAACATACGTCTGTATAGTCAGGACAACTGGGGTGAGGATTTACTCCTGAATGTTTATGATGGAACCCCGTACTACTGGGACAAAACACTGGGCCTTGGTTCACGGGCCACGGACCTTGCCTCACAATCAGGTGCTTCTGGTGCGCCGACGATAACGCGCCGGATCATGGTATCTGGTGCGGACAGGCATGTTGTCTGTTTCGGCTGTAACCCTTTAGATGAGTCTGCCCAAGACTTGTTAATGGTACGCTGGTCTGACCAAGAAGACCCTGCTGATTGGACTCCTACCGCGACGAATACGGCGGGCTCTCAGCGCATATCCTCTGGTTCAGAAATCATATCGGCTCAGAAGACTCGTCAGGAAATGCTTATTTGGACGGATACTGCACTCCACGCTATGCGGTTTACGGGGCCTCCGTTTACGTTTGGTTTCAGTATGCTGGCGAACAACGTGTCTATCATTGGGCCGAACGCTGTCACCACGGTAGGCGACAAGGTTTTCTGGATGGACCGTGAGAACTTCTACGTTTACACGGGTCGTGTTCAGGTTATCCCGTGTACTCTTCTCCGGTATGTGTTTGACGACATTAACCTGGAGCAGAGTTTCAAGTGCTTTGCTGCCTCCAACAAGATGTTTGACGAGGTGTTTTGGTTCTACCCTACGGCTGATTCCACTGAGATAGATAGTTACGTCAAGTTTAACTTTACAGAGAACACTTGGGATCTGGGAACGTTGTCGAGAACTGCTTGGGTTGATTACGGCATTCACGACAACCCAAGAGCCTCCGGTATCGCCAGCGGTACAAACTTTGTCTATGTCCACGAAACTGGTGACGACAATGACGGATCACCTATGACTTCATTTATTGAGTCGGCTGACTTTGATATTGGGGACGGAGAACAGTTTATGTTTGTAAGCCGCTTGGTCCCAGACATCGACATTACGAGCAGTGACGCAGAGGCTTCGGTTAATTACATATTGAAGACCCGAAACTATCCAGGTGACAGCTTGGCCACCAATTCTACGAACGCCGTAAAGGCAACTACGCAGCAGGCGTTCCTCCGGAGCCGGTCGCGGCAGATCGCGCTTAGAGTTGAGAGTTCTACAACAGATATAACGTGGACGATGGGCGATCTACGCCTTGATTTTCGTCCTGACGGTAGGCGCTAATGTCTAGCTTGCTTGACCATAGTATGCCGATGGCTCCAGATGAGTACGATGCGGATACGTTTGTCCGCATTTTACGTGATCTTGAGATGGCTCTTACGAAGATAGACTTTCCGGCTGTGGTCAGCGGGGAAGATGACACCAACGGTTTGAACTGGTTTATGGACTGATGGCCTCTGCATACAAAAACATAGTGACGACGGTTGGATCCACGGGTGACGTTGTCGTTTACACCTGTCCGGCGGCAACGGCGGCGCTTATCAAGAACATTAATCTATATAATAGCCATACCGGGTCGATAGTGGTATTATGCAAGATAACCGATAGCTCCGCTTCGGCAACGGTAATTTTGCAGAAGATAACATTAGCCACGCTAGGCTCTACTTCTGCTACCGCAGACGTGTCATTTACTGGGCCTTTCGTCTTAGAGACGGGCGACACGCTTATATTTAACTGCGCTACCGCAGCGAAGATTCAGGTCTTCGCTAATGTTCTGGAGCTTTCGTGATGATCAACCCTTCCCCTAAATATTCTGGCGAACCTTCCACCCAAGCTTTGGCAAGTGGTCTTGCTACACTTGGTCGTTACGGCGACAATTACATGGTTCACGCCGCAGAAGGGGAGACGATGATCCCCAAGGAGATTTTTGACGAAAACCCAGGCCTGAAACAGGATTTGTTTCGTCAGATGACGATGATGGGGATTAAGGACCCTAATCGTTACGTAGTGGGCAACGCACTCAATTCTATAAACCCGATTACTGGTCAGCCTGAGTTTTTCTTTAAGAAGATATTCAGGGCGATTAAAAAGATTGTTAAGAAAGCTGCGCCAATAATTGCTCCGATTATTGGCAACTTAATTGCACCGGGTATTGGCGGCATCATTGCATCTGGGCTCGTTACCAAACTTCAAGGCGGATCATGGGGCGATGCACTTAAATCGGCGGCTCTTAGTTACGGCGCTAGTGCGCTTACTTCTGGAATAGGCAGTGCTTTACAGGGTACTAGCGTAGGTGACTTTATTGGTGCTGGAACACCGGCCGCTGGGTCAACGTATGGTGGAAGGTTTATGTCAGGCCTTGGCACAGGCCTTAGCGCACCCTTTAGCGCAGCCGGAAATCTTTTAGAATCCGGAGCTTCTAATCCCCTTGCTCAAGGCATCCTTGGTCCTCGAGGGTTGGGAACGTATGGTATCTTTAGTGGCTTGGCTGGAACTAAGGCAAATCCTTCGGCTTTCGCTCAAGGTAAGGTTGGGTTGTTCCCCAGCTATCAAACAAGTGATCAGCTAGTTCAACAAGGCCTTATTCCGTCTTCCGGCGCACAGAGTACTAACTATTCGCCTGCTGTAACAACGCAGCAGCTTGCTCCTCGACCTGTTAGTGCTCAAGATATGGCAAATTTCCAAGGACAAGCAGACGCTATATCAAGGCAATATAGCGCGGGAACTGGTTTTGGGTCAGATGGACCCTTCAACCCAGAAGCATACATACAAGCTAGATCTGCCGGAATGAATGTAGGCGCAGCAAGAGATGTTGGTCTTGGACTTGCTAAACAGGCTCCGACGCAAATGATTGGCAAGGCTGTTACAACTACTGGACAAAACGCTTTACAAAACGTTACAGGCAATGCTCCAACAACCGCTGCTAATGCCCGTGAGAGTGCATCAGGTTACCTTCAACGGATGTTTGGCAAAGAAGGAGGAAGAATTGCAGAGAAAGCAATCGCTGGATCCATTCTTCCTGCCTCCGCTGCTCTCATTACCTATGCACTTACTCCAGAACAAAAATCCGTTGCGGAGTATTTGGAGGCAAACCCAATGGATCCCAATCGTGCGGCTTATGATCAGTGGTCTGGAATAGCCGATAAAAGTTCGGCAGAAGCTGAATCTTTAAAAAACGAATGGTATACCGGCCCGTCGAGGTATTCAGCGTTACAGCTTAAAAGTAAATTCGGAGCGAATCCGATACCCGGAATTACTTCCTTACCCGCAGCCGGTGGCGGAGAGATAGTGGGACCAGGCACAGGAACCTCAGACAGCATTCCAGCAAGATTGTCTGATGGTGAATTTGTTATGACGGCGCAGGCTGTTCGTAACGCAGGTAATGGCGACAGAGATGTTGGAGCGGCAAGGATGTACGATATGATGAACCGTTTTGAGCGGGGAATGGCATAATGGCTGAAGAAACAAGATCAACGCAAACAGTCCGCCAAGCCCCCTATCTTGAAGAATTTCAGAAAAGAATACTTGAGGCGAGTTTTGCTCGAGGTGAAACGCCCGTAAGCATTCCTGATATTCAGGTTGCTGGTCTAGACCCTCTTACGCAGCAAGCTTCTACTATTGGCCAAGGTATCGGCCAATACATGCCCTATCTGCAAACAGGGGCGGACACGATTGGCGCAGGTCTCTCTACGCTTCAGGATCGAGCGGCGGGTGTCCCAGGACTGTTTGCTCAAGCTCAACAGCAGGCTCTCGGAACCACGGGCGCGTATGACCCGGCGAGCGCCACCGCGTTCATGGACCCCTATCAACAGAACGTCACGCAGAATGCTCTTGCCGAAATGCAGCGTCAGGCTGCAATGCAACAAAACCAGTTAAGCGCACAGGCCGTTGGCGCCGGAGCGTTTGGCGGTAGCCGTCAGGGTATTGCACAAGCAGAATTGGGCCGCAATCTGGCGGACATGCAGAGCCGTCGCATCTTTGAAGATGCGAGCAGGAACTTTAGCCAAGCTCAAAACGCCGCGCAGACAACTTTTCAAAATCAACAAAACCGCCAGCAAGGTGTGGCGCAGCTTCTTGGTGGTCTTGGGAGCACTACGTCTCAGGAGGCTGTTCGACTAGGTTCTGGAATTGCCAGCTTGGGCGGCGCACAGGCGCAGTTAGCGGGTACGGGTCAAGGTCTCATAGGACAACAGGCTCAGATGTTCTCGCAACTGGGTGCCACAAACCAGACGCAGGCCCAGAGAGAACTGGACGCTGCAAGGCAGGCTGAGTTACAGCAGTCTTACGAGCCCTTCCAGCGTGTTAGCTTTATGAGCGACATCTTCAAGCCACAGATTGGTTCTGCACAGTCCACGTTGGGTGTTCAGGTAGCACCGTCGCCAAGTCCA